CGAGATCGTGGCGTGGGCGGTGCGCAAGCACCTCGACTACGTCTCCAGCTTCCGCTTCCAGTCGCGGACGGGGATCGACGACCTCAACGAGCAGATCGAGGCCCTGATGAAGACGTGGGGCCGCAAGAGCCAGTGCGACGTGGCCCGCCGGCACGGCCTGGCCCGCATGATCCGCCTGGCCGAGGCCCGGGCCGTCGTCGACGGCGACGTCGGCCTGATGAAACTGAAGACGGGCCAACTCCAGGCGATCGAGGGAGACCGGATCCGCAACCCCTACGACCTGCCGGCCTCCCTGGCGCGCAAGGACCTGGTCCACGGCGTCAAGGTCGACAAGGCCGGCGGCGCGCTGGCCTATTGCGTCTGCCGGCGGGGCGACTTCGGGGGCTTCCAGTTCGAGCGCATGGTCCCCGCCGGCAATCTCCTGTTGCATGCCTACTTCGACCGCTTCGACCAGGTCCGGGGCATCGGCCGGCTGACGCCCGCGCTGAACCGCTTCCGCGACACGTACGAGTCGTTCGATTACGCGCTGGCCAAGGCGAAGGTCGCCCAACTGTTCGGCCTGGTGACCAACCGGGACGAAGAGGAGGCGATCGGGCCGGTGAGCGAGACCGACGAGTCCGAAGAGGCCGCGGCCGAGGGCTCCCAAAAGAAGTTCGAGATCGACCTCGGCCGCGGGCCCTTCCACCTCGACCTGGCGACCGGCGAGGACGCGAAGTTCCTGGAGAACCGGACGCCGCCGACCGAGTTCCAGGCGTTCATGCAGGCGATTATCGCGGTCGCGATCAAGTGCCTGGACCTGCCGTTTTCATTTTTTGACGAGAGTTTCACGAATTTCTACGGCAGCCGCGCAGGCCTGATCCAGTACGTCAAGAGCTGCAAGACGAAGCGCGAGGCCCTGCAAGAGTTGCTAAACCTGATCACCGTCTGGCGCCTGGCCCTCTGGATCCTCGACGGGACGCTCGTCTTGCCGGCCGGGACGGAGTTCCGCGACCTGGCGTGGGAATGGGTCCCGGACGGCGTGCCCTGGTGGAAGCCGTCCGAGGAAATCAAGGGCCACCTGCTCGGCATCCGCGCCGGCCTGACCAGCCCGCAGCGGGTCTGCATGGAGTCGAACACGGATTTTTTCGAGAACGTCGACCAGCTCGCAGCGGCGTACGCCTACGCGGAATCCAAAGGTGTGCCGCTGAGCTTCGACCAGCCGAGCCAGCCGGCGGCGGCCAAGGCCAAACCCAAACGCGACGAAGACGAGGACGACGACGATGACGACGAAGACTGAAACCAAGACGCCGGACGCCGCGCTGCGGTTTTTCATGCGACCGGTCAAGCCGGGCCCATGCAAGGTGCCCGCCGGCGCCCTCCGCTTCGAGGCCGGCCCATGCGAATTCGGCGAGGCGGCAGACGGCTCGCGGAACGTGCCGGTGAAGATCACCGCGCGCACCGGGCAGCCGATCGACCACTGGTACTGGGGCAAGATCGTGCACGACCTGGCGGGGATGAAAGTCCACAAGAAGGCCCTGCCGATCGACTACGCCCACTACGACGACGAGGTCCTGGGCTACGTCGACAAGTTCGAGACGGGCAGCGGGGACCTGGTCGTCGCCGGCGAGCTGGTGCCGTTTGGCGAGAACGACCGGGCAAGCGAGGTCACCCACAAGGCGCAAAACGGAGTGCCGTACGAGGCCAGCATCTTTTTCACGGGCCCGCTCGTCCTGGAGGAGCTGGGCGAGGGGACCAGCGCGGAGGTGAACGGCTACGAGCTGAAGGGGCCGGCGGTGATCATCCGTCAGTGCAATCTCCGCGGCGTGGCCGTCTGCCCCTATGGGATGGACCGCAACACGAAGACGCAACTCAAGGCGGGCGACGCCGATGTCCCCATAACGATCGTTATAGAGGAGAACGCACCCATGGCCGAGAAACCCAACAGCCAAACCACGGACCCGGACCCGAAGCAGCTTTCCGACGCCGCGCAGCCGTCGGAGAAACCCGGCGACGCCGGCAAGCAGACCCCGCCTCCGCTGCCGGGCAAACAGGCGGACAAGCCCCCCGAGCAGCCCGCTGACGACGCGGGCAAGCAGGGCGGCCCCGACGATCCCCGCGCCGAGTGCAAGCGGTTCCTCGCCGCCTTCGGACCGCAGGGGGCGACCTGGTTCGCCGAGGGCAAGCCGTTCTCCGAGGCCCAGCAGCTCCACGCCGACGGCCAGGCCGAGCAGATCGGCGTACTCAAGAAAAAGCTCGCCGCGGCCAACCTCGGCGAGGAGGACCCCGTTAGCTTCCAGGCGGCCGACACGCCGGCCGGCCAGGGGGCCGTTTCGCCGCAGCTCGTCAGCGTGCTCGGCGAGAACCTCGGCCGGTTCGCGGCTTCCATCAAACTGCCCAACCGCAACGGCCGCGCCTGAGCGCGGGGCCAGGAGGCATCGCCGGCGGCGGCGATGCGGTCCCCATCGCCCTTTCCGGCGAGGCTCGATCGACGAACGACCACCAACCAGACTGAGGAGTAACCCGCTATGCCAATGCCAACCTTCCTCGACGTGATCAAGCTCAATGGCGGCGACCGCGAGGTCGGCCTGATCGACGAAGCCTCCAAGGCCGTGCCCGAGGTCCGCCTGGGCGGCGCCCGCACGATCCGCGGCCTGAACTACAAGACCAACGTCCGCACGGCCGTCCCGGTCGTCGGCTTCCGCAAGGCGAACGAGGGGACGCCGGTCGCGGGGAGCACGTTCGAGCAGCGCTTGATCGAGTGCTACCTGATGAACCCGCCCTTCGAGTGCGACAAGGCGGTGGCCGATGCCCACGAGGACGGCCCTGCCGTGTACCTCGCCACCCAGGCCCTGGGGATCACTGAGGGTGCCTTTCAGGCGCTCGGGCGGGCGTTTTTCTACGGGTCCCACGCCACCTTCGGCAAGGCCGACGCCTTCCCGGGGCTCTTGCAGGCGTACGACGCCGTGAACCTGTTCGTCGACGCCGGCGGGACCACCGACAACGTCGCCACGAGCGTCTGGGCCGTGCGCTGGGGCGTGCAGGACGTCCGCTGGGTCCTCGGCGAAGGCGGCCGCGCGGAGGTGACCGACCCGGTCGAGGTGCGGCTCGTGGATGGCAGCGGCAACCCGTACATGGCCTACCACCAGGAACTCTACCTCCGGCCCGGCGTCCAGGTGGGGAGCGTCTACTCGGTCGGCCGTATCAAGAAGATCACGACCGACGCGACCAAGGGCCTCACCGACGACCTGATCGACGCCCTGATGGCCATGTTCCCGGCCGGGCGACCCCCCAACGCGATCTTCATGAGCCGCCGGAGCCGGCAGCAATGGAAGGATTCCCGCACGGCCACCTCGCCCACCGGCGCGCCGGCCCCCTGGCCCGACACGGTCGACGGGCCGGAAGGGCAGATCCCGGTCTTGACGACCGACTCGATCAGCAACATCGAAACGCTCGTGCTCTGACCCGCCGGCCGATCGCCGAGGGCGCGAATCCACGAACCACGAACCACCGACCACTGACCACTGACTGGAGAAACCATGGATCGAGCAACTCATAATGTCAAGGACGCGTCTCTGGTGAAGACCAAGGCGCTGTCCAACGGCGCGGGCAACGTGGCCACCGATGGCCTGGACCTCGGCGCGCTGTCTCTCCGCGGGGGCCGTTTCGAGGCGTGCGAGCTCAAAATCGACGCCCCGGCCTTGACCACCACGCAACTCCCCGACGCGGAGACGATGACCTACTCGATCGAGTCGGACGACGACGCCGAGTGGGGTTCGGCGAAGGTCGTGGCCGACAAGGTGATCCTCCAGACCGGAGGCGCCGGAGCCGGGGCGCTGGCGGCGGCGGCCCGCTTCAAGATCCCGTCCGACGGCGAGCGCTACTGGCGAGTCCGGGCGACGAAGACCGGAACGGGCGATTGCTCCACGCTGAGCATGACCGTCGCCCTGCTGTTCTGACCGGCGGTATTTCTCAGGAAATGCCGCGCCTATCGGGCGCCCCCTGACCCAGATCCCAACCCAACAACCCTTTCCCGATGAACGCGATCGAAAAGGCCGTAAGGAGGATGACCGCCACGGTTCAGCGGGCCGCGGCCGTGCGCGTCCAGTACGTCCGCGGCCCGCAGACGATCCCCGCCGCGGCCGTCATCGCCGACGTGGAGATCGAGGTGACCGGGCCGTTCGGCTGGCCGGTCACGAGCCGGGCAACGGACTTCCTGGTCGAGACGCAGCGGCTCGTGATGGACGGGAAGCCGATCGAGCCGGAGCCGGGCGACCGGGTCCGCGTCGACCGCAAGGGGCGGTGGGACACCTACGAGGTGACGACGTTCGGCGACCAGGGGCACTGCGAGCCGGCCGATCCCTACGGCGTTTCCTGGCGCATCCACACGAAACTGGTCGCGACCGGGTGAGCCAATGACCCCACAACCGAAACCACGAAATGGCGTCCGCCGGGCCGTGGCGATCGCCGGCGCCGGCGCGGCGGTGCTGGCGGCGATCGTGGCGATGGCCGGCGCGGTCTGGAGCGCGTCGGCGGACCGGGCGGCCACGGCTGCCCAGGCGACGGCGAACCGGGCGGCGATCGTCGACCAGGAGCTGCGGCTGCGCGCGGTGGAAAGACAGCTCGGCCAGGTCGCCGCCGACGTGCGGTGGATCCGCGCGACGATGGAACAGGGGAAGCGGCCATGAGTTCGCTGATCATCAAATTGTGCAAGGCGGTGCGCGACCATTTGGACGGCGCCAACTACTCGATCGCTTTCACGCCGCGGCGGGGCTACGACGTGAACGTGAAGCTCCCCGACCTGGAGGCCGCCAAGGAGCCCGACGTGCTGGTGATGCCGGCCGAGCTGGACCGCGCCTTGGATGCCGACGCGGCAACCCGCGAAGGCCCCGCCGACGAGTACCAGGTCGACGTCGGGGTGAGGCGGAAGCTCAAGACGAAGACCAACGAGGAGATCGACCCCCTGGTGGACCTGATGGAGGAGATCCAGCGCAACCTGCTCGGGGAGCGGGCGGTCGGCTACCAAGAGGCGGTGTGCGTCGAGGCCCGGATCGCCCCGGTCTTCTCGCCGGAGCACCTCGACAACCAAGGGATATTTTTCAGCGTCCTCCACTTGCGTTTCATCGCAATCCCATGATCGGCTACCGCGCCACGACCGAGTTCGATCCGCAGACGGTCTTGCGACCGGAGGCCCGGGCCGCGCGCAAGTGGCTGGGCTGGGTCGGGGCCCTGGTCCGCAAGATCGCCCGCCAGTCCATCCATCCGGCCGAGGGCCCGTCACCGGCCGGCACTCCGCCCCACACGCACAAGCGAATCCTACCCAACGCGATCCTTTACGCAGTGGAAATGCCCTACCGCCGCGCGGTCATGGGACCGGCGGCCAGCAAGGCGGGCACAGTCGGCGGCGCGCACGAGCACGGCGGCCGGTACAAGGACGAGGAGTTCGCGCCGCGGCCGTTCATGGGGCCGGCGTTGGAGCAGGTCGAACCCAAAATGAGCCCGATGTGGGCTGACTCGATCAAATGAGGAGAACACGCGATGGCGCTTTACACCGTCCGAATTGGCCTCGATTGCAAGTTCTACCGCGGGCCCGCTGGTGCCCTCGCGAGCTTGGAGGTCAAGAACGTCAAGGAGCTGACGCTGGTCCTGGAGCTGACCGAAGAGGAGGCGACCACCCGGGAGGCGGAGGGCTGGGAAATGACCGAGCCCATCCTCTTCCGCTCCAGCCTGGAATGGACCATGAACTGGAAGCCGTCCGACACCAACTTCGCGGCGTTCAAGACGGCGTTCTTCGCCAAGGCGGCCATCGCCCTGGCTGCGCTGGACGGTCCCGGCGGCGAGGGCCTGGACGCCGACTACAAGATGTTCCGCTTCACGCGGGCCGAGCCCAAGGGAATCGTCACGGTGAGCTGCCTCGCCAAGCCTGTCTTCGTCAGCCGCGCCCCGAAGTGGAAGAGCTGACCGCCAGGCAGCCGCTAACGACCATCCCACTCCACACAACAAGGAACGAATCATGGCAACTGACTTGACGGCACTCGACCTGGCCGTGGCCGTATCGGTGGCTGGCTCGACCCAGAAGGGCCTCGATCTCTCGACGCCCCAGGACAATCTCAACCTGTCGAAGGCGCTTGCCTTCGCCTTTGGCACCGGCGCGGGCAAGGGCAACCAGGCATGGCACGATCGCCGCCTGCTGGCCGCGTCGGCGGCCGAAGGCGCGCTGATGGACCTCGCCGGCATTCTCAAGAACGCCTACGGCGAAACCGTGAATTTCGCCAACGTGAAAGCGCTGATCGTTTTCAACCGCTCCGATGAGACGTTCACGACGCCGGTCCACGCGCCCACCGATGCCGAAATCTCCGTCGGCGGCGCTGCGGCTACGGAGTGGCTGGGCCCGTTCAAGGCGGCGCTGGACGCGATCAAGATCCCGGCCGGCGGCGTCTTCGTGATCGCCGGCAACTGGGCGACCGGCTGGCCAGTTGTCGGGGGCATATCGGACCTCCTGGAGATCACCAACGAGGACGGCGCCGACGAGGCGTGCTACGAGATCATCCTGATCGGCGAGTCCGGCTAAGCAGCTCGGCGTAGGAACCGGCCCGCGAATGGTGCGAATGGCGCGAATTTAATTCGCGTTATTCGCGCGGATTCGCGGACCCCCGTTTGGAGCTTCCATGAAAACGTTCAAGGACCGCAAGGGCCGGGAGTGGATGATCGACGTGAATCTGACGTCGATCGCGCGGGTGCATGACCTCTGCGGCGTCAAGCTGACGGACCTGGCCGACGTCAAGTCGCCGACCGATTCCCTCGTCTTCCGGTTGCTGGATGACCCGCTGCTCCAGTTCAACGTGCTCCATGCCTTGCTGATGCCCCAGATGGAGGCGAAGGGAATCGAGCCGGAGGACTTCGGCGCGGCGATGGCCGGCGACCCCATCGACGACGCAACGACGGCGGTCCTGGGGGCCGTCGTCGATTTTTTCCCGAACCAGCGGGACCGGACGCGGATGCAGAAGGGCCTGGCGATGGTCAACCACTGGATGGAGACGGCGAGGACGGCGTTGGAATCGCCGGCGATCCAAGCGAGGATCGAGCGGCAGTTGAAGAACGCCCTGTCGACCCTTACGAGTTCGGACTCGAACTCTGCGGAATCCTCCAGATCGCCCCCGACGGGCGAACCCTCCGCGAGCTGATCCCGATGGCGGAGGCCAAGGAACGCTCGGAGTGGGCCCGGGCCGCGGCAATCGTCTGCGAGATCCACAACTGCCACTGCACCGATACGATCGGGCCGGGCGACGTGCATCCGATCCTCGACGATGGACCGCGCGAGCCTGACGCGAAAATGACCATGCACGAGCTGGGCGAAGCACTCCACCAGCAATTCCCCGGCGGACTCGAGTCGGAGGCGTAAAGGATGGCAAGCGGAAGCGACATCCGGGCCGGCGGCGCCTTCGTCGAGGCCTACCTGAAGGACGACAAGCTCTACCAGGGGCTGGAGCGCAGCCAGCGCCGCCTCCAGGCGTGGGGCCGAAGCGCCACGGATATGGGCAAAAGGCTGCTTGCCGTGACCGCGGTCGCTGCCGCGCCGCTGGCCTGGTCTATCAAGCAGGCCAGCGCCATGGAAGAGACGATGAACAAGTTCAACGTCGTCTTCGGCGGCAACGCGGCCGTGGTCAAGGGCTGGAGCGACGACTTCGGCGCCAGCATGGGGCGGTCCAAGGAGCAGGTCGCCAGTTTCATGGCTGGCTCGCAAGACCTGTTCGTGCCCTTGGGATTTGCGGCCGACGCCGCCACCGATATGAGCAAGCAGGTGACGCAGCTTGCGGTGGACCTGGCCAGCTTCAACAACAAGGCTGACGCGGACGTCCTGCGCGACCTGCACGCGGCCCTCACCGGCAGCGGCGAGGTGATGAAGAAGTACGGCGTGATCGTCTCCGAGGCGGCGGTGAAGCAGGAGCTTTTGAATCAGGGGATGGACCCCAAGGTGGCCACCGACCAGGAGAAGGTGCAGGCCCGGCTGAACATCATTCTGGCCGGCACGACGGCCGCCCAGGGGGACGCGGCGCGGTCGGCCGGCAGCTTTGCGAACCAGATGAAGGCCCTCTACGCGAACGTGAGCGACGCCGCCGTGGAAATCGGCAATGTCCTTCTGCCGGCCGTGACCGCCATCGTGACGGACCTGGCCGGGACCGCCAAGACGGTGGCCCAGTGGGCGAGGGAGAACAAGGAACTGATCGTAACGCTCGGCAAGATCCTAGCGCTCCTGGCCGCCTTGGCGGTGGGCCTGATCGCCTTGGGCGGCGTGGCCAAGGGGATCGCGGCAGTGACCGCGGCAGCCAAAGGTCTTTATGCGGCTTTCGTGCTCCTGACGGCGCACCCGCTCGTCTTGACCTTCACGCTGGCGGCTGGGGCCGTGATCGCTTTGGGCATGGCCTTTTCGACGGCAGCAAAATCGACGCGGGAATACCTCGACGAAACCGACGCGCTGATCGTAAAGCAGGATGCCAGGCGGGCGGAAATGGACAAGCAGTTCGGCCGGCTGGAACAGCTCGCGGAGAAGGAACGCCTGAACAACCAGGAAATGTCGGAGGCAGAGCGCATCATCCAATCGCTGGAAGGGCGCTATGGTAGCTTGGGCGTCGTGCTGGATGAGACAACGGGTCGGATTCAGGGCGTAACGGAAGCCTGGGGACTGGCCCGCGCCGCGCAGGATCGCATCGAGATTCGACAAATCACCCAGCAGATGGACGATCTGGGCCAAAAGGCCATCAAAGTCGGCGAGAAGATCCGCTGGGGGTTCAGTTTCACCCCGAAGGGCTTGGCAGCCAGCATGGCCGGCGGAATGGCGGCGAAGCAGAAGGAGCTGCACGATCTGACGGAACAGCGTGCCGCGCTGGAGCTCCGAAGAAGGGCCTTGCAGGAAGGTTTGCCTGTACCCGCCTGGAAAGGGGCGCCCGGCGCGGGCCCGGCGCCCGGTGCAGCGGGGACTCCCGGTGCAGGCAAGGACGATCCGGAAAAGCGGTTGAAAGATTCGCTGCGTTTCTCCGCGGAGCTGTTTCATCGCCAGCAAGCAATCCGCCTGGGGATGATCGAGGACGAGCACAAGCGCGAGATCGAGTTGATCAACGACAAGTACGATCACGAGATCAAGATGGCGAAGCTCGCCGGGAACACCATCGCCGGCATCGAGCAGACGCGGCAGTTGGAATTGACCGCTGCCCGCCAGCGCCAGGCCGAGGCGGTGGCCGATCGCGAGGCGGCCTTGCGGGACGAGATTGCGCGGGCGGAGATCGAGGGCAGCGGAATGTCGGCGGCGAAGAAGCGGCAGGCCCTGCTCAGCCTCGACCGCCGCCGAGAGCTGGCCGAGGCTGATAGGCTCGGCGTCGACCCCGAGCTGGTCATGCGCAAATACGACCTGCTGCGGATGGGCGCGGAGCGTCAGCAGGGCCTCGCCCAGGCCAAGGCGAGCGTGACGGGCGGCTTCTCCGCCTACGGCGTAGCCCGGGGTGTCGGCGGCTACGACATCCAGACCCGGATCGCTCGATCCAGCGAGCGGACGGCGGACGGCGTCCAGCAGCTCTTGACGGAGGCGAAGAACTCTCAACTGGTGTTCAAGTAGTGATGCGATGGCCATAACGGTCAAACAGAAATGGCGGAGCCCGAGCTTTCAAGAGGGGGAGAATCCGTCGATCGACACGCTTTGGATCGTCCGCGGAACGGACATCCACTCCCTCGCCCGCATCGCGCTGGCCAGCGGCACGCCGGCGGTGCTGGACGGCCTGGTCAGGCAGAATTACGGGGCGACGCCGCTCGGCTTCGACTCTTGGAACGGGGCCGTCCGCTACGGGAAGCGGAAGAAAAAGGAGCCGGGCGACTCGTCGTACAGCTTCGACACCCGGGGCGCGACCCAGCACATCGTCCAGTCGTTGGAGACGATCGGCAACTACGCCCCGGCCGGCCAGACGGCCCCCAACTTCCACGGCGCCATCAATGTCACGCTCGACGCCGTGGAGGGCATGGACATCGTCCTCCCCAAGTTCGCGTTCCACGAGACGCACTTTTTCACGCAGGCCCAGATCAGCGATGCGTACAAGATGATCCTGTACGGCCTGACCGGGAAGGTGAACAACGCGAGCTGGCGGATGTTCGCCAAGGGGGAAGTGCTGTTTCTGGGAGCGTCCGGCTCGCTGCGGGGCGACGCGCCGGACGACCTGTGGGAAATCGGCTTTTACTTCGACGCCGAGGCGAACGCGACGGACATCCCCATCGGGCCGGACATCACGGTCCCGGCGAAGGAAGGCAAGGCCCATTACCTCTGGGTCCGCCACTGCGACGTGGACGACGCGGAGGCGAAGGTCTTGGTGAAGTGGCCGACCTCCGCCCACGTCGAGCGCGTCTGCGAGTACGGCAGCTTTAGCAGTCTGGGGATCTGAATGGCTGACTACGTTGTAACAGGCGAAATCACACCCGACGCCACCGGCGAGTACGTCGAGGATGGCACCTACGGAGGCGGGCCGTGTTATCGCCGGGCAGATAGCGCGTACTGGATTTGGAAGTGGCTAGGTG